TTAATCCGCGGATTGCGTGCCGCCAGCGGTGGGGTCGACGGGGCGCAGATCCCGCGCGGCTCGGAGCAGCTCGTCGGGGGTCGTCGCGAACAGCGGCGCGAGGACTTCGAGCTCATCGAGCGTGTACGGCGTCTGGCCGGCACGCTTGCGCGACACCGACTGCTGCGTGATGCCCAGCAGTGCGGCGACGCGCGCCTGCGTGATCTCGTAGCGCGCCATCTCGCCGCGGATCACGGCCGCGACGCGCTGGTGCAGAGGCCGCTCCGCGAGCGGGACGAGGGTGCTGATCTGCGTGCTCATAGCGAGCACTCTACTCGTTGTAGCGTGTGGCGCGCAATGGCTGTGCGGGCGAAACGCGACCAGTGTGCGCGACACGCTTGCGCTGCACGCTTTCTGCGTGTATACCTCTCCCCATGACCAGATACGCTGAAAGTGTGGCGCACTCGCAGAAGGTGCGGCGGCTGTTCCCCCGGCCGGCCACGGCGATCGTGACCGGCAACGTGCGGGCCGAGATGGCGCGCAAGCGGATCTCGCAGGCGCTCGTCGCCGATCGTCTGCGTCTCACGCAGCAGGCCGTCTCGAACCGGCTGAACGGGCGCGTCCCGTTCGACGTCGACGAGATCGTCGCGGTCGCCGAGCTGCTCGAGGTCGACCCGGCTGCGCTCCTTCACCGGAGTGCGTCGTGAGCCCGGCGAGTGCCGGCGTGCTCGCTGCGGCCGTGGCGCTGCTCGTGCTCGGGCTGCTCGGGTGGGCTCTCGCGCGGATGGCCGACCGCCAACCGCCGATCATCGTCTGGGAGTTGGCCGGGCTCGACGCTGAGACCGTCGCCGCGCGTGCAACGTCCGCGCTGCGCGCAACGTCCTCGCTCCACGCAGCGGTCCTGAGCCGAGCGAGCGGCCTCTGTGAGGCGTGCGGTGCGAAGCTCCCCGCGCTTGCGCGGTGCCAGATCGTTCACCTGGACAAGAGCTCGCGCGAGGCGCCCGCGTTCGCCGCGGTGTGTGACCCGTGCGCGTCAGTGGCTCGACTCTCGCAGCGGGCAGTCGCACAGCACATCAAGGCACGACAGCTTGATGACGCGCCCGGCGCGCGCGTCGGCCAGCCACCGCTCTGCGGCGTCCTGGGCGAACGTCCCGCTGCCGTCGGTCGCGAGGGTCAGCGGCACACCGGGGCTGACCAGGATTCGCGCGACGGCCTCGCCGTCGAACAGCGAGGCCCAGAGGGACCCGCCCTCGTCGATGACGCGCGCCACGACCGGCCGGAAGGTCTCCAGGACGCTGTCGTTGGCCGTGTACTCGACGCCCCCGTACCGCAGGTACCCCATGGTCTCGCTCCTCTGTCGACGATCACTGACGCCCCGAAGGTAGCGCTCGGCCCGGTCGACGTGACCGCGGAGCGCGCGGCGTGGCTCGCCCGGGCCGCCTCGCACCACCAGTCCGGCTACTGCTACCGCGCGGACTGCGTCCGCGAGGAGTGCGTCTTCAACCGCACCGCGCTCGCGGCGATGTACGGGGCCGGCGTCCGCTCCCCCGAGGTCGTCTCGGCGCACGGCGCCATGCTCGCGGCCGGCGCGCCGAGTGCTTCCCCCTCGGTGCACGCGTCGACGGTGGGAACCGTCGGCGACGCGGGGGAGGGCCGGGTCGGGGGTGACGACTCCCCCTCGTCATCCCCGACCATCGGTCTCGCGGTCCCGCTCGCGACCCGCGTCCCGGTCGTGATGACCCGCCACCGGACCGTGCACACCGTGTGCGCCGACATCGTCGTCGCGCAGCACGCCGCGGCCCGCATCGACGGCACGGTCGAGTTCCACGACTACGACGCCCGGCGGCAGGCATGACCGCCCCGACGCCCCGCGAGGTGTTCGGCCCCACCGCTGGCACCGACGTCGACGGTGGCGGTGTCTTCTCGCCGACCTCGCCCTGGGTCGCCAGGCCAGGCCCGTCCCAGCGCCGCCGCGCCGCCGCGGTCCGCAGCGCGCACGAGCGTGCGGAGCAGCTCGCCAGGGCCCTGGGGCCGCTGATGCGGCGCGACGAGAGCGACGTCGACCTCCACCTCGAGCTGTACCGCCGCGCGGCGGACCGTCTCGACGTCGCACTCGACGAGCTCGACGCCGCGCTCGCGGCCGGTCCGCCGCTCCCCGCGCCGCGCGCGCGCTGATCCCACACCCCCACCCCCGACCTTCGGAAGGCACCCCCATGTCGTCCACCACCCCCACCGTCGCGACGCTGGTCGCCAACCCCGGCTCCACGCAACTGCGGCTGCTCGTCGCCCGGGTCGCGAAGCGACTCGAGCGCGGCGACTCGATCGAGACCGTCACCGCCTGGGTCGGCTCGCGCGGCGCGCGCCTGGTCTTCGGCTCGTCCGCGCAGCGCATCGTCCTGACGCTCATCGGCGGCGCGCGGTGAGCGGGCACATCGACGGCGCGTACCCGGTCGTGATCCGCCGCCGTCCCCGCCCGCCGGCGCCGGCCCCCGCGACCGACCGCCCGCCGCGCGCCGAGCCGGGCGTCTCGCCGGAGCTCTCCGCGATCGTCGACGACGTCCTCGCCGAGCTGCGCGAGGAGGACGCCCCGTACCGGTTCCCCGCGCCCGCGACGTACGTCCGGCCCCAGCACGCACGCCCCCGCCCGCTGCTGCTGAACCGCGCGGCCCGGGTCGTGCGCGACGCGCTCATGCTCGCCGTGTTCGCGGCGTTCTGCGCGATGCTCGCGCTCGTCGCGGTCGCGTGGTTCTCGCCCGACACCGTCGCGGGGCCGTCGTTGTGACACGGGCCCGCCTCGACGTCGCGAGCGTGACCGCGTGGTGGCGCGTCTTCCTGACGAAGCCCGGCCACGTCGACCAGCTCGACGCGATCGGCGGCCCGCGCCGCGCGCACCGGCTCGCGGACCAGATACGCGTCGTCGCCGTCAACGCCGAGGGCCCGACGGCCGCGACGCAGCTGCGCGCCGCCGGCGAGGCGCTCCTCGTCTCCGCCTGGCTGCGCGCGACGCGCCGCGGTGCGCCCGGCGGCGCGCCGACGCCGCCCGTCGGGTTCGACGTCGCGGTGACCGCGCTCGCGGGCCTGTACCTGATCGACGAGGCCTTCCGCCTGATCGCGGAGGGCTCCACCCGGGACACGTCGTGAGGCCGGTGGCCGCACGTGCCCGCTCGACGCACCGCACGCCGGTGTGCCTGTGCGGCGCGAGGTTGCGGTGGGTCCGGTACACGCCGATCAAGGCCGATCCGGACGACCCGACCGCCGCGACGTCGGTCCTTCCGCTCGACCACCGCGCGGCCGCCCCAGGGTCCCCGGCGGCTCGCACCGCGAACTACGCCGTGCAGCTCGGCACGGTCTTCGCCCGCCAGATCACCCCCACCCGCCCACTCGACCCGGCCGTCGAGTGGGGCCCCTTCAACATCCACTTCGCCACCTGCCCCCGGCGGGTCACGGCTGAGCAGCTGGCCTCGATGGGCCAGCGGAACGGACGACGACGATGAGCACCCCCACCGCCAAGCGCACCGGCCTGGTGCGCGTGCAGCTCGACACCCCGTGCCTGCGCTGCGGCTCGACCGACACGTACGGCGCCCGCTGGCACGACGACGACGGAGCGCTGATCCGGCAGGTCGCGACCGGCTGCCACGCGTGCGGCTGGTCGTCGAGCCGGTACAACGAGACCCACCCGTACGGTGCGGCGCTCGCGCCGGACCCGTCCGACGCCGACGGTGCGCTCCCCGACGGTTCGCCGGCCGACGCGCTGCTGCGCTTCACGGCGGTCACGGGCCTGGAGTTGGTCGCACTGCTGGACGTCGCGACCCCCGACCTCCTGGCCGCGGGGAGCGGCTACCCCGACGCGGACGTGCGCGCGGCTGCCCTGGGTCACTGGCTGGCGCTCGTCGCTGCGACGCGTGCCTGCTACGACACGCACGCCCTGCTGTCGCGCCTGCGTGAGCTCGACCCGACGGCCGCCGACGACATGGCAGAGAGCCTGCGCCTCGCGGCCGAGTACTCGCTGCACGGCGAGGGGTTCACGGAGTGGGTCGCGGCGCACGGGATCGACGTCGACCACGTCTTCGACGACGCGAAGCGCGCGAGCCAGGACAGCCCGCCCGCGCTCCTGCGCGTCCTGGGCGAGTACTCGCGCCTGCGCGCGAGGCACCCCGCGGGGCCGTTGCCGACACCGCAGGCCACGCCGGCGGACGACGAGGACCCCGCGACGACCGAGGCGATCGACACGATCGCCCGCCACGTCGTCGCGACCCACGGCCCGCTTGAGACCGGCTCGGCCTGGGAGGACTACCCCGAGATCGGCGAGCACGACTGGTCCCGCGTGTGCGCGGCCGCGGCCGCCGTGCGCGAGGACCTCTGGCCCGAGCACGACCGCTACGACGCCGCGTACGGCCTGCTCGCCGCGCGCGCCGTGGAGGTGTGAGCCGTGGCCCGCCGGACCTCCGTCCCCGACGTCGCACCGACGTCCTCGTCGTCGAGCGCGCTGGACGCGCTGACCGCGCAGCCGACGGCGGGCGGTGACTCGCACGCCGTGCTGGTCCCGCTCGAGCGGCTGCGCCCGCACCCGCACAACCCGCGCAAGGACCTCGGCGACCTGTCCGAGCTCACGAAGTCGATCCGTGCGCACGGCGTGCGCCAGAACCTGCTCGTCGTCGTCGACCCGGACGACCCCGACGCGTACCGCATCGTCATCGGCCACCGTCGCGCGGCCGCGGCCCGCGCCGCCGACCTCACGGCCGTGCCCGTCGTCGTCGACCGCGGCCTCGACGAGATCTCGCAGCGCGAGCTGATGCTCGTCGAGAACCTCCAGCGCGTCGACCTGACCCCCGTCGAGGAGGCCGACGGGTACCAGGACCTGCTCGACCTGGGCGTCGACGTCGCGACGATCGCCGCGCACACCGGCCGCTCCGAGACCACGGTCCGCGCCCGGCTGCGTCTCGTGCCTCTGCCGGACAAGGCCCGCGCCGCGATCCACGCACGGGACATCACCCTCGAGGACGCGGCCGCGCTCGCGGACCTCCCGGAGTCCAAGCAGAAGAGCCTCGTCAAGGCGCTCGGGACGAACAACTTCCGTCACCAGATGGCCACGGTCCGCTCCGAGCTCGAGCAGGAGCGTCAGATGGCGCCGCTCCTGCAGGTCCTCGCCGACGCGAACGCGACCGAGCTCAAGGCGAACGAGTGGGCCACGCCCGAGGGCTCGACCCGCCACATGGGAGACATCCGTGGTTCGAGGGCCGCCGAGTTCGCGGCGGAGCTGGCCACAGCGATCGGCCCGGGCTGGTCCTGGCGCTGGTACTACGGCGCCGTCCACCTGTACCGCCCGCACACGCTCGAGGAGGCCCAGGAGGCCGCGAAGGCGGACGCCCGCCGCACGGCGTGGGAGGCCGAGCGCGACGAGCGCAACGCGAAGGAGGCCGCGGAGCGCGCCGTCCGGACCGAGTTCGCGACGGTCACCGCTGCGACGCGGCGCGAGTTCCTCGAGCACCTGATCCACGACCGCAAGACCCTGACCAAGGACCAGACCGCGACGCTGCTGGACTACGTCGCGACCGAGGTGGTCGAGCAGCCCTGGGCGGGTCAGTACTGGCAGGGCGCGTTCCGCGGCCACTCGATCCCGGTCGACACCGACAGCGCCGACGCGCTCGTGGGCTGGCTGCGGATCACCCTGCCCTACGACCACGTCTCGAGCTACCACCGCCAGGAGCACCTCCCGATCGTCGCGGCCGCGGCCGCCGACCTGAGCGCGCCGCAGCGGCTCCTCGCCGCGCTCGCGGCCGCGGTCGAGCCGATCGGCCAGACAACCTGGCAGAACGGGGGCCGGTCGGTCACGACGGCCCGCTGGTACGCGCTGCTCGAGCAGCTCGGCTACGTCGTCTCGGACGCGGAGCGCGCCGCGCTCGTCGTCCCGCTCGACGACGACGAGGAGCCTGACGACGAGGACGGTGCGTCGTGACGCTCGTCGCCCCTCCCCACGGGTCGGGGTCGAACCACGCGAACAGCGGCCCGCCGTGCCTGCCGACCGAGGCCCGCGGCAAGGAGACCCCAGACGAGTTCCGCGCGCGCATGGAGGCCAAGCGCGGGCAGCGGCGCAGCATCGTGCTCCGCACCCCGTCGGGGCAACCCCGCCCCGAGCCCGCCCCCCCGTCCGGCACGTCCGCCCACGGCATCACCGCATCGACGCTGCGGCCGGCGCCCCGCGCACGCACGCCAAAGCCGGCCCCGACCCCTCGCCCGACGCGGCAGCCCGTCGTGTCGAAGCGCGAGCGCGACCGCGCAGCCACGGTCACCGCCTACCTCAACGGCGACCGTGTGAGCGACATCGCGGCCCGCCTCGACAGGTCCCCGACGACCGTACGCACGTGGCTGCGCGCGGCCGGCATCGAGCCTCCCGCCCGCGAGTACCCGGTACGCGTCCGCCCCTGCGCGGGCGGCTGCGGCCGACTCACCCGCCCCGCGTCGACGACCGTCGAGCAGTGCCCCGGCACGGTCGCGCGCGCGGCAGGCGGGAAGTGCAGCAGCTGCCACGAGAAGACCTCGAGCCGGCGCGCGATCAACGACGACGAGCTGAAGCGGATCGTCGAGCTCTACGACACCGGGCTGACCGCCCCGCAGATCGGCGAGCAGCTCGGCCGCACGTCCAAGACCATCCGCACCGCGCTCGACCGCGCCGGCGTCACCCGCGTTGACGGGCGCAGCCTCCGCTCCGGCGGCCGCCCCAAGACCGCCAACGACGACCCGCCCGACCTGGCGAAGGCCGTCGTCGACGCCTACACCGCCGGCAAGACGATCACCCAGATCGAGCAGACCATCCCCGGCGTCGGGTCTGCGACCCACGCACGCGGCATCCTCATGCGCGCCGGGGTCAGCATGCGCCCGCCCGCGAACAAGCCGACCGACCTCGACGCCCGTGCGCGCGCCGTCCAGCTCGCCACCCAAACCAACCTCACGCACAGCCAGATCGGCGCGCAGCTCGGCTACGCACAGACCACGATCTCTCGCTGGATCCGCGAGCACGACCACCCCACGACGACCAACGTCGCGCTCGCGGACACCGCCCCGCCGGCCACGCACGCACCCGCCCCAGCCGACGGCGACGACGTAGAGGCGGACCTTCCGCCGGAGCTCCTCGCGCTCGCGTCCAGCTCCGCGCGCGCCGTCGTCTCGTCGCTGCTCGATGCGGCGGCCGCGCTCGCGGAGACCTCGCGGCACGTCGCGGTCCTCGTCACGCAGACGCGTGCCGTCCTCGACCAGCTCGGACAGGACACCACGGAGGTGGCGCCGTGATCCTCACGACCGACGCCCCGATCGTCGAGCCGCTCACCCCCGAGGAGTACGCCGACCTGTACCGGTTCCACCGCGCCGCCCGCGCCGCGGTCGACAGGGAGGCGGCCGCCGCGCGCCTGCGACGCGCCGCGCTCGTCGCGGTCTACCACACCCGCGAGCCCATCCCGACGCCCGAGCCCGCCGCACCTGTGCGCACCGAGGACGCCGGCGACGACTTCCCGCGTGAGTGCGAGCGCGCACGCGTCGCGGCGATCGCCCGCTACCACGACACCCCGGGCAAGCAACGCGCGCGCCGCAACGCTCTCTGCGACGACAAGGCGACCCGACACCCCGGGAGCAGCGACCCCAGCCCGTCGCACGGTGGCGGGTCGTCGAGGACGCGCAGGTGCGAGTGCTCAGACCCGTTCACGGCCCGGATGACGGGTCACGGACACGCGTGCCCGCTCTACGACGGAGGTGCGGCGTGACAGCGCGCGTGCCCGTCGACTACGCGCACACCGCCCACGCCCGCGAGAACCGCGAGAGGAAGGCCGTCGCGCTCGCGGACTCGATGCGCCGCCTCGGTGTGACGGTCGAGGGCATCGCGGTCGGTGGAGGGATGCGTCGCACGGTGTGGCGGGACGCGGGTCTGGACCGGTCCCCGTCGGAGGAGACGTGGGACCTGGTGCACCAGCTCTTCGCGGCGGTGCAGGAGCCGGTCGTCGCACCCTCCGCGGAGCGTGCGTCGACGGGCCGCCGGTGCACGGTGCCGGCGTGCTCGTCGACGGACGCGCACCCGTACCCGGAGGGCTGGCGGTGCGACCCGCATTCCCCGTGGGCGCGCCGCGGTCTGCCGCGCGCGGACCCGAACCGGGTCCCGGGCGTGCCGTGCGAGCTCGACCGCCTGCGCGCCGCGCGTGCGATCGCCGCGACGTCGTACCCGCTGCCCACGTCGACGGTCGTCGACGACCGCGCGATCGCGTCCGGCAAGCGCCGCTCGACGACCGCCACCTACCAGGCCGTGCGCGCCGCGCAGGCACACCACCGCAACAGGAGGAACCCATGACCGACCCCGTGCGTCGCATCTATGTCGCGTCGTCGTGGCGCAACCCGGACCAGCCCGAGGTCGTCGACCGGCTGCGCGCTCGCGGGTTCGAGGTGTACGACTTCCGCAACCCGCCGGGGCGGTCCGGCTTCGCCTGGTCGGAGATCGATCCGGGGTGGCAGTCGTGGACGGCTGCGGAGTACATCGCCGCGCTCGAAGACCCGCTCGCCGTGGCCGGGTACGCGAGCGACTTCGCCGCGATGCAGTGGGCGGACACGTTCGTGCTCGTCCTCCCGTGCGGCCGGTCCGCCCACCTCGAGCTCGGGTGGGCGGTCGGCGCGGGCAAGCGCGCGGTCATCATCACGCGCGACGGCGAGGAGCCGGAGCTCATGGCGAAGATGGTCGACTACATCGCCGTCGGCCTCGACGACGCGCTCGAGTACCTGTCCCGCCCCGACGCTCCCGCCCCATCCGACGAGGACCGGGAGGCGCTGGCGCGGTACCGAGAGCACTCGGTGCGGCTCAACAACTTGTCGTGGCGCATCGCCGTTGCCGTGGGCGATGTCCCCGTGGGCGCTACCGAGGTCATCGGGGACCCGGATGAGCAACTCACCCGTCTCATCGCCCTCGCCACCCGCTCGCCCCAGCCCGCACCTGCAACACCCGCAACGGACGCTGCCCCGTCCGATGAGGATGCGCTGGTCGAGCGGCTGCGAGGGTCGGCCGACGCATGGTGGAGTGAGTACGACCGGGAGCTGCGCGCGCACGAGGAGACGAAAACGGCGTTGGTCGCGGTCACTGCTGAGCGCGACGCCCTCGCCGCCCGCTCGCTCGCCGCCCGTCCGTCCCAGACCGCCACGACCGTCAGCGCGGAGCAGGTGGAGCACATCGTGCGACGGGTGACCCCGTGAGCGCGCAGTTCTGGCTCAGTCTGGCGCTGGGCGCGGCGGGCATCACGGGCATCTTCCTCGCCGGGTCGGGGCGCAAGGTCGGCTGGCTGATCGGCCTGCTGATCCAGCCCGTGTGGATGGTGTTCGCGGTCGTCACCGGGTCCTGGGGGCTCATCCCGCTCGCGGTCGGCTACGGGGTCGTCTACGGCCGCAACTTGCGTCGCCAGTCCTCGCGGGAGGTGACCCCGTGAGCGCCCCGGACTGGGCCGTCGAGAAGGCGGTTGACGAGCGCAAGCCGCTGGCCGACTGGCGGACGCACATCGTGACCGTCACCGTCGACACCCGGTACGAGGACTGGCCCGAGGTCGATGTCCGGATGGTCTGCACTGCGCCCCCGGACGCGGAGTGCCGCACCTACCCGGTGTGCGACTGCGAGGCCTTCTCCGTCTGCGAGGACCCCGCGGAGCACGCGGAGGGTGGGCACACGGAGACGGCCCGTCACGACCTGGCGGGACACCCCTACGAGCCGGGCCGCGGCTGCTGGATCAAGTCGTGGTTCGACATTGGCGAGGAGGGGCTGAAGTACGTCGGCCCCGACGCGAGCGCTGCCCGCGACGACGGCGTGCCGGCCGTCGCCCGCGAGGGCGAGATCGACGTGACGGGCTTCTGGCCAGAGGAGTACGTCGAGTGGCAGTGGCATTACCCGAACCGCGGCTTCACCGGCGACCCGAGCGCTCTGCCCGCACCGGTCCGGGAGGCTGAGCTCGAAGACGCCGGGCAGGGCGTACTGGAGGTCCCGCGTTGCTGAACGGACCCGCTCCGATCCGTGCTCCGTGATGCCGGCGGACGCCACCCCCACCATCGACACCCCACCGCGAACCTGAAGGGGGGCACTGCCGCCCGTGTCCTGGCAGAAGAGCAGCGACGGCGCCGCGACGCACCCGAAGCTGATGAAGATCGACGCGTTGCCCGACGCGGACGACCGCCTCCTGAACGAGGTGAAGGGCTGGCTCTGGTCCCTCTCGACGCAGTCTGCCCAGCACGACACCGACTACTACGTCGAGGTCGGCACCGCGCGGATGTTCGGGACGTCGCGCACCGCGGTGCTCGTCGACGTCGCACTGCGCGTCGGGCTGCTGACCGAGCACACGATCGACGGCTTGCGCGTCTACAAGCTGCTCGAGGACGAGAACCTCTGGCACATCCGCTCGCGTGCGGAGAAGGAGTGGGAGCGCCAGCAGGCCTCCGACACCAAGGACCCGCGGCTGAAGGTCCCGGTGGTCCTCCGCGACGGTGACAACTGCCGTTACTGCGGCGTCCTCACGCAGTGGCGGGGACCTCGCAACCACGCGACGTTCACCCTCGACCACCGGCAGCCCGGCCAGCCCGGGACCGTCGAGACGCTCGTCGTCGCGTGCTGGCGGTGCAACACCTCGCGCAGCAACAACCCGCAGTGGGACGACGACCACCCGCTGCGCCCCGCACCGGCCCGGCCGCTGTACGGGCGGTGGGCCGCGCAGTACCTGACCGATAACGGCTACCCGACGCAGCAGAACGTGCTGCGCGAGGCGGACGAGAAGCGACCGGCGCCGGCCCTTGGCGCGGACCCCGCACCCATGAGCGTGCGACCCGCGACGGGCAAGGACGACGACACCGCTACCGCCCCTCGCCGCGCCGTCCCGCGCGCAACTCCCGCGAGAGTGGAGTCCGAGTCGAGTCAGACTCCACCGCCCGCTACCCCGGGAGTGGCTCCTCCCGGGTCGGGTCAGGGTCGGGTCGGGTCTCCCTCGGGTGTGGACGGTACGGGTCAGGGCGGGAGGGGCGCGCCGCAGGCGCAGCCCCGTCGTCGTCGTGGGCGTCGGGGGAAGCGTGGGCCTGGGCGAGGTGCGTCGTGAACCTGAGCGCGGCCCTCACCTGCCCTCTGTGCGAGCGGCCTCTCGACGAGCTCCTTGGGGAGACGGTCTGCGGGGTCTGCGTTGCTCGGCTGCGTGGGCTGCTTTGGGGGATCCCCGACGAGGTGTCACAGGAACGTCGCGTCGTCGAGGTACGTGGCGCTCGCGGCGACGTCGTCGTGCGTCGGCGTGCGGTCGATGGAGAGGTCGTCGTCCCAGGCCTTGCGTCCTCGCTCGAGGCCGCGGCCCGCGGTGAGCTGCGCTTCGGCGACGTCGGCCCGGTCAGTCGCTCGGCGGACGCCCGGCTACCGCTCGTGCCGTCGGCCGTGTTCGCTCGCGACGAGCTGGTGCGCGTGCTGGCGGAGCAGGCGCGCGCGATCGCCGAGGTGCGTGCGCACCCTCGTCCGCGGCGTGACCTGTGCGCCCTGGCGGAGTGGCTGCTCGGGCAGCTCGGCTGGCTCGCGTTCAACGACGACGGCCCGCGTCGGGTGCAGGTGCTGACCGAGGCGGTCGTCATGGCGCGCGCGGTCATCGAGCACCCGCACGACGACCGCGCCTACCGTGGTCGGTGCGCCGCGGTCGTCGACGGCGAGGAGTGCACGGCGCCGCTGTACGCGAAGCCGACCGCGCCGACGGCGACGTGCCGGCGGTGCGGCGCCGAGCACGACGTCTCGACACAGCGTGACCGGTTGCTCGCCGAGGCGCGCGAGCGTCGGGTCACGGCGACGCAGGCCGCACTCGCACTGCAGGGCATGGGCGTGCCGGTGATGCCCTCGACGGTCAGGTCGTGGGTGCACCGCGGCGCGCTCGTCGCGCAGGGCTCGGCCCGGTCGACGACGGGGTCCCGCACGCCGGTGTACCGGCTCGGCGACGTCGAGCAGCTCGCGCGCCGCCGGGCGCAGGATCTTGCGCGACACGCCGCCCGGTTCGCCGGTTCCCGGGATGCTTGACGTCGCAACGCTATTGTCTGTCACAGTGAGCCGAACTGGCTCCGAAGGCCCCTGGTCCCCGTGACCCGGGGCCTTCGTGCTTCCCGCCGCACGGCAGCGAGAGCGCCGCGGCCGGGATGGCGGACCGCCCCGGGGGCACGTCCTCGGGCGCGGGGCTGGCGGCGACTGCGGGGGTGGTCGTCATCGAGCGTCGTGCGGTCCGACGTCGCCGGCCCCTGACCGAAGGCGACCTGTCGTGGATCCGCAGCACCGCGCGGTGGAAGCGACTGGTCGACGAGATCTGCGTCCCCGGTGCGGTGTGCGGCATCTGCCTGGGGGAGCGGGGCCCGATCCTGTTCGACGTTCGTCGCGCTCACCCGCTGTCGAGGAGCCTTGACCACATCAAGCCGCTGGCCCGCGGGGGCGACCCCTGGGACCCCGCGAACCTGCAGCCGGCGCACCTGTCGTGCAACGCAGCGAAGGGCGACCGCGAGCCGCCGGCTCGCTGCAACCGAGGATGGTCCTGGTACTGAGAGCGGGCCCCGTCGCCGCAGGTCAGAGGCCGTTTTTTGGAATCGCGCGCCTGCGGTCGACCCCGCCCTCGATCAGTTTTTCTACCCCCACGGGAGCCCTTGGGTAGGGCCCCACAACGTGTGGTCCGGAGGTGAGCTGGCGTGGCGCGTGAGGTGACCGAGCACGGAGCGTCGGGGTACCGGCGCGGCTGCAAGTGCGAGGTGTGCCGCGAGGGGCACCGCGTGCAGGTCGCGCGCTGGCGGGCGTCGCGTCGCGAGCGCGAGTTCGCGAAGGCGCTCGCGGACGCGTCCGGCACGCCCTTGGTCGAGACGCCGGCGCCTGAGCCTGTCGCGGCCGCCGGCGCCCTGGACATGGACGCCGCGCCGGGCCCGCTCGAGGCAGCGCTGATCGAGGACATCACGGAGCCGGACTCTCGGGTCGCGTTCCGTCGGCACCTCGTCGGCCTCGCGCGGCTGAACGCGCGCGTGCTCGACCAGGTCTCGCGGCTCGACCGATACGACCTCATCTCGCCGGTGCAGCTGCGACAGCTCGAAATCCTGAACCGCATCGCACGGATCGGCTTCGCGGGGCTCGACGACGACGCGACGGCTGGCGGGACGGTCGAGGTGCCGGACGACGCGTCGGCGCTCCTGGCGGAGCTCGAGGGCGGTGAGTAGTCGCCGCGGCGGGCGCCCTGAGGCGGTGCCGCTGTGGGCGACAGAGCGCAACCCGCAGCGAGAGACCCTCGGAGCGCGGGTCGCGCGGGTCCAGCAGAAGCTGGGGCAGACCCCCATGCCGTGGCAGCGGGAGCTGTACGACGTCGCGTACGAGATCGACCCGGCGACGGGCGGCCCGTGGTACCGCGAGGTCGTGGTCCTGGTGCTGCGGCAGGCGGGCAAGACGACGGTCGTGCGCACGGTCCTGACGGACCGGTGTCTGTTCACGCCGGATGCGCTGGTGCGCTACACCGCGCAGAACCGGCTGATGGCTGTGCAGCGGCTCGAGAACGACTTCTACCGCCCGATCGCACGCTCCCCGCTCGCGGCGTTCCTGAACCTGCGCGTGGGTCGGCGCTCGGGCATGCCAGGGTGGGCGGCGAAGACGGGCTCGGAGCACATCGCCTTCACGAACGGCTCGACCTGGGGCGTCGACTCGGTGAAATCGACGTCGGGTCACGGCCCGACGCTCAACACCGGCGCGATCGACGAGGCCTTCGCGCACCAGGACGCCCGCGTCGAGGCCGCGATGCGCCCCGCGATGATCACCGTCCCGGACGCGCAGCTGTGGGTGACGTCGGCCGCCGGCGACGCGTCGAGCACGTACCTGCGACGCAAGGCTGACGAGGCGCGAGCACGCCTGAAGGTCGAGCTGGCGCGCCCGATGCACGAGCGGCGCTCGCGGGTGCTGTTCCTCGAGTACGCCGCCCCAGCGGACGCGGACCGGGCCGACCCGGAGACGTGGTGGCGCACGCACCCGGCGCTGGGCTACACGATCACCGAGGCCGCGATCCAGTCCGACTTCGAGGGTATGTCCGGCGAGCCGGAGGAGTTCGACCGCGCGTACCTGGGCTGGTGGCCGACGAAGAAGGCCGCCGAGTGGGTCATCCCGCAGGGGACCTGGCATGACAACCGGGTCCCGGACGGCGAGTTCGCCTGGGACGGCACCCCGGTGTGGTCCGTCGACGTCGCACCGGAGCGCGACATCGCTTCCCTCGGGATGGCCGGTGCTGCGCTTGAGGGGCGTGTGTTCGTCGACGTGATCGAGCGGCGCGAGGGTGCACCGACGTGGTGCGTCGAGCAGCTCGTCGAGCTGCGGCGGCGCTGGGGCGGGCAGCACGTCGGCCTGATCGACGCTGCGCGGTCCCTCGCGCCGGACCTCGAGGCGTCGGGCTTCACCGTCCACCGGCTCACGGCGCAGGACCGCATGGATGCGTGCGGCGCGTTCTACGACGACGCGATGGACCATCGCCTCCGGCACGTGCACGACGACGAGCTCGACGACGCACTCGCCGCGGCGACGAAGCGCTTCCTCACGCAGGAGGGCGGCTTCGTGTGGGCGCGCGGGAAGTCCGCGCGCGACATCACGCCCCTGTACGCCGCCACGGTCGCCCGCCACGTGTGGGTGAGGGTGCACGGCGACGACTACGACATCGACGCGTCGACCTACGGGGGCGACGTCGAAGACGACTGAGGAGACCCCGATGCTCCGCCTCATCACGACCGTCCTGGACCTGCTGGGCGCGCTCCTGCTCGTCGCAGCGCTCGCGGGCATCGCTCACCGCCTGGTGGGCACGGAAGCGGCTCTGGCGGCCGCTGGGGCGGGCGTCCTGGCCGTCTCGTGGCTCACCGACCGCACGCACGCGCCGCGACGACGAGGGGGTGACGACGCGTGAGCCTGTTCCGACGGGGCACGACGCTCGGTTCGGCGATGGACGCCGGCGGGCGCTCGGCGCGATCGAGCGGGTCGACGACGGTGACGTCCTCGACGGCCCTGCGGCAGTCGGTCGTGTGGGGTGCGAGCCGCCTGCGGTCCGACCTCGTCTCCCTCATGCCGGTCGACGTGTTCCGGAAGGCGTCCGGCCTGTCCGTCGAGGTCGCCCCGCCGCCGGTGCTCGTCGAGCCCTCGTCGTTCGGCGACGGGCAGCCGATGTCGATCGGCGAGTGGCTGGGCGCGACACAGATGGACATCGACCAGGTCGGGAACACGATCGGTGTGATCGCCGCGACCGACGCGTTCGGCCTGCCCGCCCAGGTCGACCTCGTCCCCTGGGACAAGGTCCGCATCCGGATCAAGGACTACAAGGTCCACACGTACTGGATCGACGGGGAGAAGTTCGAGCCTCGCGAGATCTGGCACGAGCGCGGTTACCGGCTCGGAGGGCTGCCCGTCGGGCTGAGCCCGCTGACGTACGCCGCGCTGAACATCGCCGGGGCGGACGCCGCGCAGCGGTTCGCGCTCGAGTGGTTCGTGAACGGCTCAGTGCCGGCCGCGATCCTGCGCAACGCTGAGAAGTCCCTCGACCCGGGCGAGGCCGAGCGCACACGCCGCCGGTTCAAGGCGTCGATGGCGACGGGCGACGTGTTCGTCACCGGCAAGGACTGGACGTACGAGGCGGTCGCGGCGAAAGCAGCCGAGTCCAGCTTCATCGAGCAGATGGAGTACTCCGACGTCGCGCTGTGCCGCTTCTACGGAGTGCCCGCGGACCTCGTCGACGTCGCGGTGCAGTCCTCGACGGTGAACTACGCGAACATCTCGCAGCGCAACCTGCAGGTCCTCACGATGAACCTCGGCGGCGCGCTGAACCGCCGGGACACCGCACTGAGCCGCATGACACCGCGGCCGCGGTTCGTGCGCCTGAACCGCTCCGCGATCCTCGCGATGGACCCGGTCACGCGCGCCGAGCTGTTCAAGACGCAGATCGAGTCCCGGCAGCGCACACCAGACGAGGCGCGCGGCAAGGACGACGTCCTGCCGCTCACCGAGGCCGACTACGCCCAGTTCGAGCGTCTCTGGCCGACCAACCGGCCGTCGCAGCAGCAGTCATCGGGAGGGAACTGATGGACGACGAGCTCGCCGAGAAGATCGCCGCCGCGGGCCGTGAGCGCTCGCAGGCGGTCGCCGCTCGCGCGGACCGACCCTCGCAGCGCCGCTGCGCTCCGGAGCAGAGCTCCCGGGCGTGGGTCGCGGCGCCGAACGCCCGCATGCAGCTGCGCGAGGCCGACGACGGCACCGGGCCCCTCAGCTTCGAGGGGTACGCCACGGTCTACGAGCGCGGCTACGAGATGTGGGACTGGTACGGCCCGTACACCGAGGTCGTCTCGGCGGGCGCGGGCGCGACGTCGCTCGCCCGCGCGGACCTCGACGTGCCGCTCGTCCTGCAGCACGCCGCGCTGCGGCGCATCGCTCGCACGACGAACGGCACGCTCGAGCTCGCCGAGGACGACTCGGGCCTGCTCACGAGGGCTCCGCAGCTCGACCGCGAAGACCCGGACGTCGCGTACATCGCGCCCAAGCTGCGCTCGGGGCTCATCGACGAGATGAGCTTCATGTTCCGCATCGTGCGCGGCCACTGGTCCCCGGACTACACCGAGTACCGCATCGAGGAGTACGACCTCCACCGCGGCGACGTCGCGATCGTGGCCTACGGTGCGAACCCCTTCACGGCCGGGGCCGGCCTCCGCTCGAGCGACGCGCTCGAGCTGGTGCGCGCGTTCGACGACGCGACCGCACGCGAGGCCCTGACCGCTCTGCGCTCGCGGCTCGAGCCGCCCGCGCCCCTCAAGCGTGGGGCCGACCTCGTCCCGTTCGAGGCGACCCGCCTCGTCGAGCTCGTCTGAGCCCGACGTCACCACCCGTACGCGTCGCGTAAGGACCTGCCGCGCCGAGGCCTGGCCGGGCACCGCCTGTCGCTACCGGGAGCCCACCGCACACACCCGCCCGAGAGGGCAGATCGGAGTACGACGATGACGCTGGAGCAGCTCATCGCACGGGCCCGGGAGCAGGTCAACGCCCGGATCACCCAGCGCAACGACCTCGCGAAGCAGCTCGAGGAGCTGCGCGGCGCGGAGACCCCCGACGAGGACAAGGTCACGGACCTCCTGGGTCGGCAGGCCGGCATCGACGCCGAGCTCGAGCAGCTGCGCACGCAGCTCGAGGGCTACGAGAAGGAGCAGGAGCGTGACGCGGCCGTGGCGCGTCTGCAGGCGCAGGTCGCGCCGACCGGGGCCGTCGCGCGCGGTGGTGACCGCGTGCACGTCAACGAGCAGCGGACCTACACCCAGGACTCGGACCCCAAGGGTCTGCGGTTCCTGTCCGACGTCGTGGGCGAGTACCGCGGCAACCCCGCGGCGCGCGAGCGGCTGGCGCGCCACATCGAGGAGGAGCGCCACGAGCGCGGCGACGTCGTCCTCGAGCAGCGTGCGGTGACCGCGGCCGGCTCGCCGGGCACGATCGTCCCGCAGTACCTCATCGACCTGTACGCCCCGAAGGGGCGCCCGGGCCGCAAGTTCGCGGACATGTGCCGCCACCACGACCTGCCCGACACGGGCATGACGGTCTACATCCCGCGGCAGACGGCGAAGACCACCGCGGGTGAGCAGGCGGCCGAGCTCGACACGGTCGCCGAGGCGGACTACGACGACGAGCTGATCCCCGTCACGGTCCGCACCAACGCGGGCTCGCAGACGATCTCGCGGCAGGCCTCCGAGCGCGGCCTCGGGACCGAGGACATCGTGTTCGAGGACCTGCTGAAGTCGTACGACACCGCGCTCGACAACCGCCTGATCAACGCCCCGACGTGGGGCCTGCTGGCGGTCGCGAACACGGTCACGTACACCGACGCCGACCCCACCGCCGCCGAGCTCTACCGCAAGATCCTCGGCTCGGCGGCCACGGTCGAGGACGTCCTGCAGGACCTCGACGAGGACGACCTGTTCACCCTCATGCGCGGCCGCCGCTGGGCGTGGCTCAACGGCGAGGTCACCGACAAGAAGCCGTTCGTGCAGAACACGAACGTCCCGGTCGGCACCTTCGCCACGACCGACGGCGCCCCGTACCCCGCGGGCGTGCGCGGCTTCCTCCCGAACGGCGGCCGCGTCGTCACGGACAACAACCTCCCCTCGAACCTCGGCACGGGCACGAACGAGGACATCGTCGTCGTGGTCGCCCAGCACGAGGCGCACCTGTGGGAGGACCCGTCCGCGCCGATGTTCATCCGCGCGGAGCAGCCGCAGGCGAAGAAGCTCGGCATCGACCTCGTGCTCTACGGCTACTTCGCGGCGTGCTTCAACCGGGTCGTCGACGAGCAGGGCACACCGAAGGCCGTCCACCAGAAGATCACCGGCACGGGCCTGGTCCCGCCGGTCTTCTGACCTTCGCCGCAAGCCGGTACCGCGCGCCCCGCCCTCGCAGGCTCCGAGCCCGAGGGCGGGGCGCGTCACCACACCCCCACGAGCCCACGAGAGGGGCGCACATGTCACGGAGCAAGGAGCACGAGAAGGCGGCCGCGAAGCGCGCCGCCGCCGCCCAGGACCCCACCGAGCTGCGCGCCGCGCTCGAGGCGGAGCGCCAGGGCTACCAGGCGCGCGGTCTGACCGACCGCGCGAAGCAGGTCACCGCCCAGATCAACGGGCTGGGCAAGGCCGCCGGCGACAACGGCGGCGGGGGGCCCGGCGGCGACGGCGGCGAGCAGACCACCTCGGCCCGCCGTGGCCGCGGCGCGATCGACAAGCCGACGACCGGCGCGCAGGCGCCCACCACCCCGGCCGGGCCCACGGGCACGGGCCCCGAGGACAAGGACACCCAGCCCGAGGGGAGCTGACGACCGATGCCGAAGCCGCCGCCTGCGATCACCCTCGTGGACGCGAAGGAGTTCCTGAAGATCTCGAGCGACTCCACGGACGTCGAGCTGCTCGGGTTCATCGAGGCGGCGACCGCGGCATGGGTGAAGCGGGTCGGGCCGGTCCTGCCGCAGCAGTTCGTCGACACGATCGGCCTCCCGCGGCCCGGCTTGCCCCTGACGAAGGCACCCGTCATCTCCGTCGAGTCGGTCACCGTCGACGGGGTCGAGCTCGCGCCCACCCGGTGGGAGCTCGACCCCGACGCCGGCGTGATCGACGTCGACGGAGGCCTGACCGGACGACGCGCCAGCGTCCACTACACCGCGGGCTACGCGCCCGACGACGTGCCTGCGGACCTGCTGCTCGGCGTGAAGCTCCTCCTGCGGCACCTGTGGCGCACGCAGCGCGGTGCCGCGAAGGCCGCGGGCGGTGGCGAGGAGGAAACCTCGGCGTCGTTCCTGTGGCCCAACCGGGTCGAGGAGATCGCGCGGGACTACCGCCTGGCGGGCTTCGCATGAGGTCCACAGCGCTCGCGGACACGATCGACGCGCTCGTCGCGACGTGGCGTACCGCGCAGATCCCTGAGACCGAGGTGTTCGACGGTCTGCAGCCCGGCGAGGAGACCTCCCAGACGTACATCGTCGTCGGGGTCGAGGACCCGTGGCTCGTCGACCAGAGCATCGACGCCGCGACGTCGGAGCAGACGTTCCCGCTCCTGACGTACCAGGTGCGCGACGAGCAGCTGACCATCCGGTGCGTCGTCGTCGCGTGGTCGGGTGACAACGATCTCGCGCCGGTGCGCGCGGCCGCGGTTCGCGCGCTCGACGGCGCCCTGGAAGCGCTCGTCGAGGACATCACTCTCGGGGGCGTGGTGCTGCAGATCATCGGGGTGTCGAACATCGCGCTCCGCCAGTCCTACGGCGTCGACGGCGTCGTGGTGAACATCCCGTTCACGATCGAGTGCCAGGCACGCCTGGCCCCATGACAGGAAGGACGTGCTGTGGCACGGATCCGCAACGTCTCCGGTGAGGCCCTCGCGGTCCCGGAGCTCGGGTGGCGCACGGTCGCCCCCGACGAGGTGGTCGAGGTCCCCGACGACCGCGTCGAGGCCTTCACCTACCAGGACGCGTGGCAGCCCGAGAGCGCCGCCGCGGCGCCGACGGCCGCGCGTCGTCCTCGCATGACGACCGCGCGCGGTACCGCGCCGGACGACGACCCGACCGAGCCCGCGTGCGAGGTCGACGACCAGGCTGGGGAGGCCTGACATGGCGATCGGATCGGGCCTCGGCTCGCAGCTGGGCATCGCGCCGGAGACCACCTACGGGACGTTCGTCGCGCCGACCTCGTTCCTGCTGCCGGTGAAGACGTCCCTGAAGAAGAACAAGAACACCGCGCAGTCCGCGGGCATCGCGTCCGGGCGGCTCATGCAGCTCGCGTCGGGTCGGGTGCTCACGACGCGCTCGGCCGAGGGGTCGATCGACCTCGAGCTGACGACCCGGAAGATGGGCCTGCTCCTGCAGGCTCTGATGGGCACGACGGTCACCCCGACCGTGCTCACCTCGCCGGCGTACAGCCAGGTGCACACCCTCGCCGACACGGCCGACAAGTCGCTGTCGATCCAGGTCGGCGTGCCCGAGATCGGTGGAACGGTCCGCCCGTACTCGTACGCAGGCTGCAAGGTCACCTCCGCGCAGTTCGAGTTCGAGCCGGGGTCGATCCCGACAGCGACGTTCGAGTTCGACTGCCAGGACGTCACCGAGACGCCGCCCCTGGCGGCCGCGTCGTTCCCGACGGGCATCACCCCGTTCGTGGGCGCGAAGACCGCGATCAAGATCGGGACCTTCGGGTCCGAGGCGGCGGTCGTCGGTGTGAAGAAGGCGACGGTCAAGATCGACCGTGCGCTCGACACCGATCGGTTCTACCTGGGGGGCGCGGGCCTGAAGGCTCAGCCCGTGTCGAACGGCTTCGTCGGGATCTCGGGCACCCTGTCCGCGGACTTCGTCGCGAAGGCCGACTTCGTCGACCGGTTCGTGTCCGACGCGTCGTTCTCGCTGGTCCTGGAGACCGTGGGCGCGCTCATCGGCGGCACGAACTACGAGACGTTCCGGATCACGCTGCCGGGGTGCTTCCTCGATGGAGACCTGCCGGCCCTTGACGGGCCGGGCGTGGTCTCCGGCGACTTCCCGTTCGTCGCGCTCTTCGACGGCACGAACCAGCCGAAGATCGAGGTCATCTCGTCCGAGTCCACGCTGGCGTGACCGGTGGCCGGTGGCGACTTCGAGGTCACCGGCGCTGACAAGCTGCGCACCCTGAGCGTCAAGCTCAAGGCCGCGGGCGACCGGGACATCACGAACACGCTGCGCCGCGAGTTGCGGGCAGGGTCGAAGGAGACGCGCACCGCGGTCAAGCGGTCCGCGATCGAGACCCTGCCCGCACGCGGCGGGCTGAACCGCTGGGCGGCGACGACCCCCGGGATCACGGCCTCGCTCAGCGGGCGGAACCCGTCGGTGCGGATCACCCAGCGCAAGCGGGGCCACGACATCGCCGCCCTGGACGCCGGCACCGTCCGTCACCCGATCTACGGGCGCCGCAAGACGTGGGTCGCCCAGGACATCACCCCCGGCTTCTTCACCAAGCCGATCGAGCGCGACGCGGACAAGCTGCGTCGTCTCGTGACCGAGAAGGTCAGCGACGCCGCGACCCGCGCGGCGTCCCTGTGACGAAGGAGAGTCCACATGCTGCTGCGCGTCACCAAGGGAGACGAGACCTGGGAGATCGACCCCGACCGGCTGCTCTTCGCGGAGGCTCGCGCGATCGAGTCCGCGACCGGGCGGACCTTCGGTGAGGTCCTCGAGCAGATGGGCAAGGGGTCGGCGACGTCGACCCAGGCTCTGTGCTGGGTGGCCGCCAAGCGTCACCACCCCGAGCTGAAGTTCACGGACCTCGACGGGTGGGACTTCGGCGACCTCGACATGGACATCGTCGAGGACGAGACCGACGCCGCGGACGCCGCGGACCCTACGCCCGCCACCGACGAGCCGGTGGCCTGACCGCGAAGCGCGACCGCTACTGGCCGTCGCTCGCCCAGCACCTGCACATCCGCCCGTGGGAGCTCGACCGGCTGACGCTGCGCGAGTTCAACCAGGCGTGCTCCTACATCGACGAGCTCGAGGAGGCGGCGCAACGTGGCGGGTAAGACGACGGTCCTGCAGTTCCTCCTGACCGCCAAGGACCGCGCGTCGGGAGACTTCGACAAGGTCTCGGGCGCGGCGGGCCGCACGCGCGGCGCGCTCAGCAAGCTCAAGGTCGCCGGCGGCGTCGCTCTCGGGGCGCTCGCCGCCGGCGTCGGAGCGTGGGCGGTGGAGTCGGTCAACTCCCTCGGCCGGATCGAGCAGATCGGCGCCCAGACCGAGGCCGCGATCAAGTCGACCGGCGGTGCCGCACAGCGCACCCGCGAGCAGATCGACAACCTCGCGGGCTCGATCGAGGGCATGTCCGGTGTCGAGGCCGAGACCATCACCCAGGGTCAGAACCTCCTGCTCACCTTCACGAACATCAAGGGCGCGACGTTCGACGACGCGACCCGGTCGATGACGGACATGGCCGTCGCGCTGAACAAGGGCTCGCTCGAGGGCCTCGACATGTCGAGCTCCGCGCAGATGCTCGGCAAGGCGCTCAACGACCCCGTCGCCGGCGTGTCGAAGCTGACGAAGATCGGCGTCACCTTCACCCAGGCCCAGAAGGACCAGATCAAGGCGATGGCCGAGGCCGGCGACGTCGCCGGTGCGCAGTCGGTCATCCTGCAGGAGCTGCAGAAGGAGTTCGGCGGCTCCGCGGAGGCCGCGGGGCGGACGACCGTCGGCAAGTTCGAGCGGGTGCAGCACGCGCTCGGCACGATGGGCGAGACGATCTTCGCGAAGGTCCTCCCCGCGGTCTCGTCCGTGTCGGACTTCCTGCTCACCAAGGGCGTGCCCGCGTTCGACGCGTTCGCGGGCTGGGTGGGCGACAACGTCGCCCCCGCACTCGGGCGGCTGGGCGAGGTCATCTCAACCAACGTCGTCCCCTTCGTAGGTGACCTGGCAGACAAGTTCCAGACCAACGTCCTGCCGGCCCTCAAGGTCGCCGGGTCGTGGGTCGTCGGCACGCTCGTCCCGGCCCTCGCGTCGATGGGCTCGTTGGTCGTTCGGAACAAGGACTGGCTCGTCGCGCTCGCGGTTGGCGTGGGCGGCGCGGTGCTGTCGTGGAAGGCGTGGCACGGCGCGATCCTGCTGTGGCAGACCGCGACGAAGGCCGCGGCGGCCGTCCAGGCGGCGTTCGACGTCGTGATGAGCGCGAACCCCGTCCTGCTCGTCGTCGCCGCTGTGGCGGCGCTCGTGGCCGGCCTGACGTACTTCTTCACGCAGACCGAGACCGGGCGCAAGGTATGGGCGGGCTTCACGTCGTTCCTGTCGACCGCGTGGGAGCGCATCAAGGCCGCCTTCTCCGCAGGCTGGAACGCCGTCAAGGGCTTCCTCGGCCGCACGTGGGACCTCATCAAGAAGGTGTGGTCCTTCTCGCCGCTCGGCCTGATCGTGTCGAACTGGAGCAAGATCACCGGTTTCTTCGCCTCGATCCCGGGGCGTGTGAGCGAGATCTTCAACCGCGCTCTCGGGGTCATCAAGACGGTGTGGGCGTTCACGCCGCTCGGGATCATCACGAAGAACTGGGGTCGGATTACGGCCTTCTTCTCCGGCATCCCGGGGAAGGTCAAGGGCTACTTCAGCTCGGCGGTCTCGTGGCTGCGGTCCGCGGGGTCGCAGGTCCTGACCGGCCTGAAGTCCGGCTTGGAGTCGGCGTGGACGTCGGTCCTGTCGTGGGTCTCGGGGCGCAAGGACGCGGTCGTGAGCGCGTTCTCCGGCGCGGTGTCCTGGCTGCGCGAGGCAGGCGGCAACGTCGTGCAGGGGCTGCTCAACGGCATCGGGGACCTGGCTGGGACGATCGGCACGTGGTTCCTGAACAAGGTCCCGGGCTGGATCCGGGACCCGTTCAAGAAGGCCCTCGGGATCCACTCGCCGTCGACGGAGTTCGCCGGGTACGGGCGCAACCTCATGGAGGGTCTGCTCGACAAGGGCATCGGCGCGCACCTCGACAAGGTCACCGCGATGATGAGCAAGCTCGTCGAGCGGATCAAGGGCACCAAGGGCCTGCTCGGCAAGGACGCGCTCGTCGACCTGGTCACGGCCCGCACGCGGGCCCTCACCGCGGCGTACAAGGCCCAGGAGGCGGCCGTCTCGCGGCTGCGCTCGGCCCAGGAGAAGTACGCCGACCTGGTCAACTCCCGCAAGGAGATGGTGAACGAGATCCGGGGAAACCTCACCGGACAGCTCGACCTGGGCTCGCTCGTCGGCCAGACCGACGAGAACGGCTACAAGCGGGAGACGACGTTCTCCTCCGTGTCGGGTGCGGTCAAGTCGATGGCCGCGAAGGCGAAGAAGTTCGCCGGCCTCATGCGCAAGATGGTGAAGATCGGCATCCCTCGCGCACTCGTGCAGCAGGTCGCGGGCATGGGGTTCGACGAGGGCACCGAGGTCGCGAAGGCGCTGGTGTCGGGGTCTGCGGCGGAGGTCGCGTCGCTGCGTCGGTCGTGGGCCGAGCTCGACAAGTGGTCAGCCTCCGCGGGCCGTGTCGTCGCAGGGCAGCAGTACGACCCGGCGATCCGTGAGCAGCGCGACGTCGTCAAGGAGCGGCAGGAGGCCGCACGTGCCGCTCAGCGGGACCGCGAGAAGCTCGCGAAGGAGATCGCGAAGGAGATCGCGGCCGCGCTCGAGCGCGCGCAGTTCGCGACGAGCGTCAACGTCAAGGCGTCCCTCGCCGTCGACGGCCGCGCTGCGGCGCAGGTCACGAAGGTTGGGATCACGGAGCTGCGTCGCAGCGGAGATCGGACGGTGTGACGGATGCTGTGGGCACAGCTCGGCCCGCTCGGGTCGCTCGTCGACCTCCCCGACGTGCTGCCCGTGCAGATCACGGCGGAGCGCGGGTCCTCGGAGCTCACGACCATCGGCGGCCGCCGGCACGTGCAGCGGGGCGTGCGGGCACCGCGCGCGTGGGCGGTGTCGTCGACGTGGCTGCAGCCCCAGGCGGCGGCGTTCCTCGAGGCGTGCGCCCAGGACGCCGTCCCCGGGCCGCTGTACCTGCTGACGTCGGACGCGGCGGTGGCGAACCTGCTGCCGCCGCACCTGGCGGCACCCGGCGCCGGTGGGGATCGCAGCCTGGGAGCGTTGGGCACGAACCCGTCGACGGTCACCGTGCCCGGCATCGGGCCGATGCGCGGTGTCGCGTTCCCGACGTCGCCGGGCCCCTGGTCCGAGACGGTCCCGGTGCGGCCCTCGGTGGCGTTGACGCTCTCGTGCTGGGCGGCATCCCCGTCGACGATCGGCTCCGGCGCCGGCCTGCTCTCGTGGCGCACGGTCAACGCCGCGGGCGCGCAGGTCGCCAGCGGGATCGTCACGGCACCGGGCGGGACGACAACCCTCCGGGCGACGACGTCGTTCACGCCGGCCGCGTCAGCGGTCGGGGTACAGCTGCGACCGCAGACGGTCGTCGCCGGCACCCTCACCGCCATCCGTCTGACCGAGGGCCCGCCGGCGACTACCGACTGGGTCGCCGGCCGCGGCGGCGCACGGGTCGTCGTCGAGGACCCGGCCCAGACGCTGAACCTCGTGCGCGGCTCGACGTCGTTCGCCGACTACTCGTGGGTCCTGAAGGAGGTGGGGTGAGTGCCGACACCCCGCTCGACCGTCACGGCCGACCTCGGTGCGGGACCCGAGGCCCTCGACGCGCCCTCGTGGTCGATCAAGCGCGACCTCTCGGGGGGCTCGCTCCCCGCGCAGGTGCGTGGGGGCAGCGGCTTCGCACTCGCCACGGGCAGCGTGGACGTCACGCTGCCGGACGGTCGCACGCCATGGACGACCGAGAAGATCCGGCCCGGCGGGGAGGTGTCGATCACCGCCGCGGTGAGCGCCACGGACACTGACCAGACCGTCGGTGACCTCAAGATCCGCAGCGTCGGTGCCTCGTCCGCGCTCTCGCGCTCGCGGCGGCTCGCGGTCGAGGACATCCTCCCCAAGGCGCGACTCGAGCTGCCGCAGCTGCTCGCCTCGATGGTCGACCCCGCACAGATCGGCCTCGCGCCGTTCGACGCGGTGTGGGTCATCGACCAGGCCGCACGCGCGTGCGGGTTCCACGCGACGCCCGAGCCGGTACCGTCCGCGCTGCTGTGCGTTCACGCGTGCGGCTCGCCGCTGCCCGAGGTCGGAACCTACGCGGGCGCGGGCCTGGGCGAGCGGGTCTACACCTGGCCGCTGGACCACCTCGGCCGCGTGTCCATGCGGTTCGAGCTGCCGGTGGGCGGTGCACGCCCCGTCTACACGCTCGCGGGGCCAATCCCGGTGGGCGCGACGGCCTACCTGACCCTGAACAAGGTCCGGATGCCCGGCGCGTCCTCGACGCTCACCTTCTGGGACCGCACCGGCGAATCCATCACCTTCACGTTCGGGCACAGCCCGACCGAGGTGTACCCAACGTTCAGGCACGGCCACACCAGTCCCGGTGGGAGTGTCGATCTCCCCGCCGTGGTGGCCCGTTCCGACTGGCGCGTCCAGGTGCAGATCGAGCGGACCTCCGCGACCGAGACCCGCGCGCGAGTGCGTTCCGCTGGCGGCTGGTCCTCCTGGGCGACGAGCACGGGGGTCGCGGTCGGTGAGCTGACCACGATGGACCAGAGCACCTCGCTCTCCGGTCTGCAGGTGCATCTCGCGGATGCCGACGCGGCTCTCACGTCCCCGACGGCGTGGCTCGCGTCCGCCGACAGCCCGCTGTCCGCGCTGGTCGGGATCGGCGACCAGGACGCCTGGACGGTCGCCCAGCAGGTCGCGTCGTGCACTCTCGGTGCCCTGTGGCTCGCTGAGGACGGCGTCCTGCGGTACCGCAACCGCTCGCAGATGCGCGGCGGCGAGGGTACGGGCGGAGCGGCGCGGATCGTCGCGGCGACGACCGTCGAGGACCTGCCGTGGTCGGTGAGCGAGGACGACGTCGCTGACCGCGTCGAGGTGACCTACCAGCCGGCCGACGTACAGACCGTCACGGACTACTCCCTCACGGTGTGGGAGTCGCCCGACGTGCTGGCGATCAAGGCCGGCAAGACGAGCACGCTCGTGGTCGACCTCGAGGCGCCCGTCGACCAGCTCGCACCGTGGTTGTCGGTCACGAGCACCGCCGAGTTCCCGATCGGGCAGCGCTCGCGGTGGGCGGCGTCGACGACGCGCGACGGGTCCGTGGTTGCGTCCGCGACAGCCCTGCAGGTGAGTGCGGTACTGGTGAATCCGTCTCGGGCACGGATCTCGATCAAGAACACCACGGGCTCGACGCTCTACACCGGTGGGGCGACGTCCTCGACGGCCCTGATCCTCCGCGCGAACGTCGTTGCCCGCTCGGGCGAGGCGGTGACGATCGACACGGGCAAGGCGGCCGCAGACGCGCTGTCGCCGCTGCAGGTGAGCCTCGCCCCGTGGGTGCAGGACGAGGACACAGCGGAGTCGGTGCTCGCCTGGCTCGCGGATCAGACGAGCAAGCCGCTGCCCGTGCTCGAAGACGTCAACGTCGTCCCCGACCTCACCGTCCGACTCGGCGACGTCCGGGTCCTCGAGGACCCGGACTTCACCGAGCTCACGTCAAAGGTCCTCATCGTGGGCAACACGCTCTCGGGCGACCCGTCCGGGCTCAAACAGCAGCTCCGCCTGGTGGTCCTCTCGACGCTCGTCCGGGACGTCGACGAGTACTACGAGAGCGGCGGCACCGTGCAGACCCTCGACGACGACGTCGTCGCAGCGCTCACCGCCGGCGCGACGGTCGACGCCGCCGACGGCTGGCTCGAGAGGAGGTACCTCAGTTGAGCTCGGACCCTTCCGTCCTCCCGTCGTACGTCGCACGCACCGAGCCGTACCGAGACGTCGACGGCGACGGGCCGATCACCCGCGGCACGAAGCGGATCGTGCAGTGGCTCACCGCCGTGTTCCCGCTCGGGGCCGGTGCGTGGACGGCGTACACCCCGACGGTCACGGGCCTGGCGCTCGGCACGGGGGGGACGGTCACGGGCCGCTACTCGCGTGTGGGTCGTCGTGTCCGCGGCCGCGTGGAGATCGTGCTCGGCACGGGGTTCGCGTTCTCGGGGGACCTGCAGGTGACGCTGCCGGTCACGCCGGCGTATGGGTACGTGCGTGCGGATGCGCTCGGTCGCATGTCGACGTCGGGCTCGATCTTCGAGCTCGTCGCGGCGGTGTACTCGGTGACCACGTCGACGCCGCTCACGGTGCGCTACGCGGCCACGAACCAGCAGCACACGACGATCACCGGCACGCTGCCGGCGTCGTGGTCTGCGGGAGGCCGCATCGTCGTGGAGTTCGCGTACGAGGCTGCTGCCGACTGACCAGTCCTGTCCCGTCTGGGCCCCGCGCCGTCGTCGGCACGGGGCCCTCGCTTGCCCGGAGGTGTCCCCGTGGCGACCACGAACAACGGCTGGCGCATCGTCGAGGAGCACGCGGTCACGCGCGTGTACCTGGCCGACGACGGCGACGGCGCGCAGATCCTGACCGGCGATGTCGCGCGCGCGCTCGGCTGGCTCGTCGAGCAGATCCACACACGCGTCGAGCGGGTCACCAAGGTCAACGGGTGGCGGTCCGCGGCCTACAACCAGCAGGTGGGCGGCGCGCCGGGCTCGAACCACATGTCGGGCACCGCGGTCGACGTGAACGGCCACCTGCACCCGTACGAGGCCGGGCGGCGCAGCGCGGCGTACGGCACCGGCGGGTGGGGCACCGAGGGCGTCAAGCGCGTCCGCCAGATCCTCGCCGAGGCCTCCGGCCTGTTCGCGTGGGGCCTGGACTACAACCCGGGCTGGCGCGATGGCATGCACTTCGACATCGCCAAGGGCAAGACGTCCGACGACGTGGCGCGCTTCGTCGCCACGCTCACCCCTGTCCCCGAGGAGGACACCATGAGCCGAGCCGACGCGTACGGCGGCACCCTGGACCTGATCCTGACCGCCGGCAAGCGGGACACCCCGGAGGGTCGGCAGGCGTCCGACGCGCTGCGCGAGGTGCTGCAGCCCACCGTGGCCGCCGAGGTCGCCGCGGCGCTCGAGCCGATCGCCGCGGATGTCGCGTGGCTGCGCACGCACGGGCAGACGGGCCTGGCCCGGCTCGTGCGCGAGCAGGGCACGAGGCTCTCGGCGGTGTCGGCCGACGTCGCGACGATCCTGCGCGACGCAGGCGTGGTCGACGCCGACGACGTCGCGGACCGCATCCTCGACCGCATGGCCGAGCGGCTGCAGTCGTGACGGCATCGCCCGGGCAGCCGGACGACGTCACGCTCGCCGTCGTCGCGGCCCGACTCGCGGACGTCCGCGAGGAGATGCGCGGCATGCGCTCCGATCTCGCGTCGCACCGCGCCGAGCTCGTGCCGCGTGGCGAGTGGGAGCAGCGCAACCGACACGTGGACTCCCGCTTCCAGGAGCACGGCCGCGAGATCGGGACGCTGCGCACGGCGATTGAGACGAAGACGAGCGACGTCGACCTGAAGATCGCGACGGCGGTCTCGTCGGCGGTGGGCACCGTCAAGGAGCAGCTCGCCGAGGTGAAGCAGACCGCGGCGGCCGCTGAACAGCGCGCGGAGTCCCGCCGCGCGCCGTGGTGGGCGATCGCGACGTCCCTGGCAGGCATCGCGTCGCTCGGCGTCGTGCTCGTCGAGAAGATCGCGACCTAGGAGACCCGCATGAGCGAGCAGTACCGCACGAAGCCCGCCGCCGTCGAGGCGATGCGCCTGGACCTGGACAACGGCATCACCGTCGCGACCTGGTGCGGCGGCCAGTACCACGTCCTGACCGACGCCGCGGCGTCCCCGCCGGACGTCCGCGCGTGGGTCGAGATCCAGACGATCGACGGCCCCCTCGTCGCCGATGTCGGCGACTACGTCGTCAAGGGCGTGCAGGGCGATTTCTACCCCCGCAAGGCCGCCGCGTTCGACGCCACGTACGAGCCGATCACCGAGAGCGAGGACACCCCATGACCACCACCCCGCCCACCCCCGTCGACGAGCGCACCGCGCTTTCCGAGCTCGCCGTCGCGACCCTGCGCACCGCCGTCCCTGCGCTGTGGGGCACGCTCGTCGCGGCCCTCCTCGCCGTGCTCGCCGGGCACCTCCCCGACGACGTGACCGACGCGCTCGCGGGCGTGCTCGCCTCGGACGTGGTGCTCGGTCTGGTCGTCACGCTCGTGATCGCGCTGTGGTACTGGCTGTGGCGGCGCGTCGAGCAGCACCTGCCGCTGTGGCTCGTGCGCCTGGTGCTCGGCTCGGCGCGGACCCCGGTGTACGCGCTGACCCCGGCGGATGCGGTGCTGACGGAGGTCGCGCAGGTCGAGCCGGTGGCGACGAGGTCGCCATGCGATCAGTGCGGAGCGCCCAGCACGTACACCACGACGCAGGGCGGGATCCGGTTCTGCGACGAGCACGGGCCGCGGTCGCGATGACGACGGTCCGCCTCGACGTGCGCGCCCCGTCGACCGTCGGCGCGGACACACCCGCCGTCGGGTACCTGGAGTGGTCCCCGACGGCACGCCGGGTCGTGGGTGAGGGCGCGGACGCGCACGTGACCCTGCCGTCCGCGCAGCGCGTCCCGCTCGCCGGAGCGCCGGTCGAGGTCAAGGTCGCAGCGACGACAGCGGCGTGGTGCTGGCGCGTCCAGGAGCGCGTCTCTGGCGGCAAGACCCGCTATGTCGCCGTCCCGGACACGACGGACGTGCTCGCGTACGCGGAGCTCGTTGACGTCGACCCGACCACCCTGGTGCCGCTCGACCCGGTCCCGCCGTCGGCGACCGCAGTGCTCGAGGACGCGTCGGCGGCACGCGACCAGGCGGTCGCGGCCGCGGCGACCGCGACGAACTCAGCCGAGGACGCGTCCGGCTCGGCGGCTGCGGCTGCGGCTGCGCTCGCGGCGATCGAGGCGCTCCCGACGTGGTGGGTCGGGACGCAGGCGCAGTACGACGCGCTCGCGGTCAAGGACCCCGGCACGCTGTACCTGGTGACGGCGTGACACGCCTGGACGTCGCCCGGCGTGTGTACGTCGGCGCTACGAGGGTCGGGGCCATCTACAGGGGCTCGCAGAAGCTCGCGACCACGCGCACCAACTTCGCCACCGACCCGCAGCCGACGCTCCTGAGCGGTTCCAACGTTCTCGGGTGGCACACGGGCAGATGGTTCGGCAAGGCCCCCGCCGCTGGGACGCACACTCTCGTCACCGGCGCGACTGACGGTCCGGTCGGCATCACGTGCTATCTCCGCAAGACGTGGACGGCTAGCCCACCGCTGATGACAGACAGCGGCGACACCGGTTTCCAGATCGGAGGAACGGCTGCACGTCGGCTCGCTGTGCAGCCGGGCGAGATCTGGACCTTCTCCGCGTACCTGCGCCCGTCGATCAAGCGCAACCTGAACCTCGACGTGTACTGCTACGCGGCGGACGGCGTCACGTCGGTCACGCCCTCCGGCTGGGGCAGTCAGCGCGCCTTCCCGTCCGGCGCGTTGATCCGTCCGGGGGTGACCGCCTCGCGTGTCCTCGCTGAGGCGGGCCAGTGGGCGCGTGTCTCGCTGACGATGACGGTCCCGGAGGATGTCTACAAGATCGACCTGATGGCAGACAGCAACGGCGTCGCCACGAACGGCGAGCAGTTGTGGGGCCCCGGCGACACGCTCGACGGCACCGCGCTCCTCGCCGAGCGCGGCAGCGAGCTGCGGCCGTACTTCGACCCGCTCATGGAGCCCCGCGCCGAATGGACCGGCGTCGCAAGCCGCAGCGCCTCGACCCTCTGGACGCTCTGAACGCCCCCCTGCCCAGACGCAGCCCCGCCCCACCTCTTCGGAGATGGGGCGGGGCCCTTCGTTATGCCCGCCCCAAGGTGGGACTGCGTCGATGACGACGACTCGCGCTGTCGACGGCTGGCGCGGGGGGTGAAGTTCCGCGGACCGCCGCCCGCGGCCCCGCCCCGTGGCGGCATGCTCTGCTGCATGGGCTTCAAAGACAGGGTGCGGGCCGCGCGAGAACACGCTCAGTACGACGCCCACCTCGGTGACGTGCGGGTACTCAACGGTGAGTTGTGTTGGTGGCCCAAGGGGCAGAAGGGCGAGCGACGTCCCATCGGCGGCGCGACGGCGGTGTTCGAGTCCGGGTCCGCGCGTGAACGGACGACGGTGACCCGAGTCGCGGCCGGCGCGATCATCGCGGGCCCGGTGGGAGCGATCGTGGGCGGCCTGCTGCGCAAGCAGGAGGGGCGCGTGTACGTGACGATCACGCTCCCGGACGGATCGGTCGTAGTTGCGGATGCCCCCGTGAAGGACGAAGCGGCCGCGCGGGCGTTCGCGCAGAAGGTGAACGCGGCTGGCGCGCACTACCCCGTCGAGCCATGACGACGCGGGGGCACGCCCAGGGCGCCGATACTCTGGGAGTGCCCCTGTAGCTCAGCTGGCAGAGCAGCCGACTTTTAATCGGCGGGTCCCGGGTTCGATCCCCGGCGGGGGCACCAGTGAGCCCGCTACCGTCGGCACCATGAGCCTGGGCTACGCGTACGAGAAGTTGAGTGCCACGGTGTCTTCGCTCGCTGACTCTGAGGGCACACTACGTGATCGGCTGCTGAACGCGTGGACCAGCCAGGGCGTCCGCACGCCCGTGGTCGACGGCGGCGCCGTGTTCCCTGACCTCGCGCGACGGCTCGACGCGCTGCATAAGCGGATGAGTTCGGTGCGCGAGGGTTCCGAGGGGTGGATCGCCGCCACGGTGGCAGCGATGACCGAGGAGGACGCACGCGCGGTGGTCCGCGAGATGCTCGAGCTGGCTTCGATCGTGACAGAGCTCCACTGGCGTGACGTCGTACGCGCGGAGGTCGAGAACGCCGGCTAGGCGACTCGTCGCACGGGACCAACGGCTCCGATCGTCGCGGCGGCGGCTACGGCGTTGCGCAGGTGGTCGTCGGGCATCTGGACGTAGATCAGGGTCGTCTCCGTCGACGCGTGCCCGAGCAGCTTCGACACCGCGAGCAGGTCACGCGTCGCCGCGTAGGCCACCGTCCCGAATCGGTGGCGCAAGGTGTGCGCGGTCCAGGGCGCGGGCAGCAGCGCCGACAGGAGCTTCGACACGTGGTTCGGGGTGATGTGACCGCCGCGCTGGACGTTGGGGAACAGCCACCCGTCGCAGGCGAGCAGCGCGTCGCGCAGGTGCCCGTCGACGATCGGCACCAGACGCTCGTGACCGCCCTTCCCGTGCACGAGCAGCATGTCCCCGTCGTAGTCGTCGCGGTGCACGCGCGAGATCTCGCCGGCCCGCAGTCCGGCGAGCGCGCCGAGCTCGACCATGAGGCGCTCGCGGGCGTCGGCGCGCTCGAGCGCGGCGGCGACGATCCCCTCGGGTGTGGGGCGGGGTCGGCCGCGGGGGACGCGCACGGTCGGGAGGCCGAGTGCGGGGTCGACACTCACGCGGTCGGTTCGGTGTGCCCAGCGGTAGAAGCCGGCGATCGCCGTGCGTGCGGACTTGCGCGCTGACGCGCCGCCGGGCACCTCGCCGAGCATCGCCTCGAGGCGGCGGGTCGTGATGTCCCAGGGTGACCCGCCCAGCAGCGCGGCGGCGTGCCGGAGATAGTGCCGGTAGAGCACGATCGTCTGGGGTCGTCTTCCGACGCCGCGCAGCGCGCGGCAGTACTCCTCGATGGCGTCGGACCAGCTCGCGGTCACGCGGGTTCCTCTCTCACGGCGGCGTGAGAGGGATTCATCGGACAAGACGAGCGTCAGGTGCACGGGACGTAGCCCGGGCTGGGGATGCGGCATCGGAGACCGGGGGCTGGGGTCGGGTCGCCCCGTCAGGCGACGACCGGCCGCGTCCAGACGACGCGGGTGCTGCGCCCGGCCGGCGAGATGAGGCAGGCGACCCCGACCGCGACGACGAGCCGCCCGCGGTACCGCGGCCAGACCTTCCGCCGCAGCGCGTCGACTCGCGCGTCGACGGCGTCGATTGACTCGTGTATGGCCTGCAGGTCCGCGGCGCGCACGCCGCGGCAGATCGCCTCGCGGAGCGCGCCGTAGGCGGCTTCGCGGGCCTCGTCGATCGCCTCGAGCTCGGCGACGGTCTCAGCGTCGAGCCTGGGCGCGCGGCGCGCGGTGGCGGTCGTCAT